GCAATTTCAAGCGCAATGACTTCTAATGCATTTACAAGAAGTTCTTACCTTGCTGTTGATAACAACTATCTAAAAGTTTACGACAAATATAATGATCAATACATTTTTATTCCAGCAGCATCTTCTACAGCAGGTATTATGGCGGCAACAGACAATAATTTTGCTCCATGGTTCTCACCAGCAGGTACTCGTAGAGGTCAATATTTTGGTGTAACTAGTTTGGCATATTCGCCAAATAAATCAGAGAGAGATACGCTGTATAAAGCAGGTATCAATCCAATCGCTAATATTCCGGGCCAAGGTATATTGCTTTATGGTGATAAGACTCACTTAGCAAGACCATCAGCATTTGATCGGATTAATGTCCGTAGGTTGTTTCTTGTTCTTGAGAGAGCAATTGCAGCAGCGGCACAAAACATTCTGTTTGAATTTAACGATGAATTTACAAGGGCTGAATTTGTAAATATCGTTGAACCTCTACTCAGAGATGTGAAAGGTAGAAGGGGAATTACCGATTTCAAATTGGTTTGTGATGAAACTAATAACACACCGTTAATTATAGATTCAAATCAATTTATCGCTTCCCTATTCATCAAACCTGCAAGGTCTATTAACTTCATCACCCTTAACTTTGTTGCTGTACGCACTGGAGTTACGTTTGAAGAAGTTGTTGGCACTTCTGGCGTATAAGATAGCATAGGAGATAAAAAATGGCGATTTTAGGCGTAGACGATTTTAAAGCAAAATTAAGAGGGGGTGGCGCAAGAGCAAACCTTTTTAAAGCAACCATTAACTTTCCAGGATATGCAGCAGGTAATGTTGAACTTACATCTTTTATGTGTAGGGCAGCACAACTTCCAGCATCAACACTGAATGCAATTGAAGTTCCCTTCAGAGGTAGGCAGTTGAAAATTGCTGGAGATAGAACATTTGAAACTTGGTCCGCAACAATCATTAACGATACTGATTTTGGTACAAGAAATGCATTGGAGCGTTGGATGAATGGTATTAATTCTCATTCCACCAACATTGGATTTACCAATCCTCAAACTTATCAAGCAGACCTTTTGGTTGATCAACTTGATAAAGATGAAAGTATTTTGAAAAGATATATTTTCAGAGGTTGTTTTCCGACTAATATTTCTTCAATTGAATTATCTTATGATACTCAAGATGCTATTGAAGAATTTACTTGTGAGTTCCAAGTACAATATTGGGAAAGTAATAGCACAAGTTAACGTATAAATACTTGTGAAAAGTGGGGGGATTCGTTCCCCCACTCAATATAAATCATAGGAATGTTTCATGGCAGAAAATACAGTTTCTCTCTTTGGTTTTGAGATAAAACGAAAGAAGCAAAGTGATAAGGAAGCAGAAAGAATTAAAAGTGTAGTTGCGCCACAAAGTGATGATGGTGCTGGATATATTACTGCATCTGGAAGTCATTTTGGTCAATACATAGATATTGATGGTGATAATACCAAAGATAATATCGCGATGATTAACAAATATCGTGGAATTTCTATTCATCCAGAAGTTGATATGGCGATAGAAGATATTGTAAATGAAGCGATTGTAAATAATGCAGATGAAAGTACATTATCCTTAAATACCGACGAAATAGACGCACCAGATAACATTAAAAAAATAGTTCAAGAAGAATTTGATAATGTTCTCTCAATGTTTGACGCATCTGAACATGCTCATGATTTGTTCAAAAGATGGTACATTGATGGTAGAATTTATCACCATATTTTAGTTGATGAAAAAAATGAAAAAGCAGGTATTCAAGAAGTTCGTTTCATTGATGCCACAAAAATAAGAAAAGTTAAAGAAGTTAAAACTAAAAAAGACCCTGCCACAAATGCAGATATTATTGAATCAATTAATGAATATTTCATATACACTGAAAAACCAGGAAAAACATCAGCAGGACAAATTCAAAATAAAGGTGTAAAATTTACACTAGATTCAATCAATTATGTAACAAGTGGTCTTTTAGATGAATCCAGAAAAAAAGTTGTTTCTCATTTACATAAGTGTATTAAGCCTGTCAATCAATTAAGAATGATGGAAGACTCTCTGGTTATTTACAGATTGAGTCGTGCGCCAGAACGTAGAATTTTTTATGTTGATGTTGGTAACTTACCAAAAGGTAAAGCAGAAGAATATATGAAAAATATTATGACCAAATATCGTAATAAACTCGTTTACGATGCTGGTACTGGTGAATTGCGTGATGATCGTAAACATATGTCAATGCTTGAAGATTTTTGGTTGCCACGCAGAGAAGGTGGTAGAGGAACTGAAGTAACTACACTTCCGGGTGGCGATAACTTAGGTCAGATTGATGATATCATATATTTTCAAAAACGGTTATATCGTTCATTAAATGTTCCACTCAATAGACTAGAACAAGAATCGCAATTTTCTCTTGGTAGGAACAATGAAATTACAAGAGAAGAGGTCAAATTTAGTAAATTTATAGACCGTCTTCGCAAAAAATTTAGTATGATTTTTTTACAAGTGCTTAAAAAACAATTAGTGCTTAAAAAAGTTATAACTGAAGCAGATTGGGATGTTTGGAAAACCAGTATAAGAGTTGACTATGCGAGAGATAATTATTTCTCTGAAATGAAAGACGCAGAAGTTTTAAGAGAAAGACTACAGACACTTGATATTATGACTCAGTATGTTGGAGACTATTTCTCTAAAGAATGGGTATTTAAAAATGTTTTGAAATATAGTGAAGAAGATATTAAAGAACTAAAGTCTCAAGTAGAGGATGAAATAAAAAGCGGAGAAGTAGCAGACCCAGCCACCGCTGAAGAGGAAGATTAATTATGGTGGAAATAAATTCTTGGGAAGGTAGAACGCCATCTCAAAAAAATGATGTTCTTGTATATCAAATTCAACCTTTAGGTATTATTAAAGAGGTAGATTTAAGAGATAATCTTGTAATTGAACTTCCTTACAATGCACAATTTGTAACACTCTCAGTCCAATTAGATGCTGGAAGCGTTGAAAGTGCAGATCGTAGGTGGCAAGTAACACATGTTGATGGTCAAGTAGAAAAACTTCCAAGTGCAAATATTTTTATACCAACACATAAATTTGGACTATCAATTTCAGGAATTCCAAATGCGCCTTCTTGTAAAACTATAACAATTCAAACTTTTGATTTAGCAACAGGTCAACTTAGTAATAATGATAGAGTTTTTAGAAGAGATAACGTAGATATTAATTCTTGGATATCAAATGGTACGCCAGTATATTCAAATATATGTTTTCGTCTTGCCCAAGCCCCTGTTGATATTATATTAGGATCAAATTTAGTTGAAGATATTAGTGGAGTTTCTGATTCTGCAATAGGTTTATTAGACTCTTTTGCTGTTAATTCTGGAATTTTTGATAGTATTAGAGCAGATTTGGGAATATTTGGACGCATAGAAGCAGATAGCGCATACATTGATGGATTAAGAGCAGATTCAAGTATATTTGGACGTATAGAAGCAGATAGCGCATACATTGATGGATTAAGAGCAGATAGTGCTAGGCTGAGAACTTTATACTCAGATAGTTCACATATTAAATATCTTAAAGCAGATAGTGGATATATTTCTCAATTTAGGTCAGATAGTTCTAGAATAGGAGTACTTACTTCACCAATAATAAGTTCTGATAGTATTAGTATTCAAAATACTTTACGTGTTGGAAGATATCATATAGATGCTGGTGAATGGGATAGTAATGATCTTTTAACTGACATTAACGCGATTGTCCAAGATGATTTTGGTGGAATTTATTATGCCAAAGCAGATTCTATAACTGGTGTCAGAGAAAAATATGCACATATAAAATTTGAAGAAGATGAAAATAAATGGAAATTTTTTCCAAATATAAATATTAGTGATTTAGATAGTCTTAGTAATAATATTACTGAAAATATTACTGAAAATATTACTCCTAGTACTCCTTTTGGTGATGGTCTTTCTGGACAGTTTTTAGCGTATGATGCATACCAAAAAAAGTATGATTGGGATTATATAGGATATACTGGCAAATTTGTG